ACTACCACAAAGAATTGCTACTCAAGATATTTTTCCTGGTATTGGAGCATTTTTAGGATTTTAAGATGAGTTGGAAAAATATTGCATTAGAACACGCACAGAAAAATTCACCACACGAAGCTTGTGGTCTATTGATTATCTATAAAGGTAAAGAAAAGTATTATCCCTGTAAAAATATTGCTGAAGAACAGGGTGATTATTTTATTTTAGATCCTGATGATTGGATAAAAGCTGAAGATAAAGGTGAAGTCATAGCAGTAATACATAGTCATCCGAATCATCCACCATATCCAAGTGAAGCTGATTTAGCCAGTTGTGAATATTTAGATTTACCTTTTTATATTGTCACTCCAGAGACAAAACAATGGCACTACTTTAAGCCTTCCGGTTATAAGAAAGGATTGATTGGTAGAGAATGGGTCTGGGGAGTACAAGATTGTTGGAGTTTAATACATGATTGGTATGAAGAAAAAAGAAATATTAGATTAAAACATTGGGATAGACCGAAAAGCCCAAAAGAATTTTCAAAAAATCCATTATTTGAACATGGTCTACCTTTAACTGGTTTTATTGAATTAGAAGATACGATAGATTTAGAAGAGGG